CTAAGGGGTCGAAAGCTTTTTCTTACTTTTCAGTTATAACTAAAAACTGGTTTATTCACAAAGTAAAGAAGCAACAGCGCAAGAATAAAACAGAGGTAAACTTTGACAATCTTGCCAAGAATTATGAAGAGCAATATCTGTCAACAAATGAATCTTATGTAACCGAACGGGAAGAAAACGAGTTTTGGAATCATTTTTATAAAGAACTAAAATCGTGGGACGCTTCTCAGATGAAAGAAAATGATTTGAAAGTGTATCAGGCGATAGTCGTTCTTTTCGATTCAAAAGAAGATATACAAATTTTTAATAAAAAAGCTATTTATCTGTACCTGCGTGAAATCACTGGCTTAAACACTAAGCAAATAGTGAATTCACTAAAGAAGTTTAAGAAAAAGTATTACTTCTTTACACAGAACTGGAACAATGGTGCATTATGAAAAACAACGACATAGATTCATTAGTAAATGAAGCGTTAGGTAACATAAGAGACGATCGCAAAGCTGCCCGCGAATTTTTAAATGAGATCGCGAATAAAATTGTGACTGAGCCAGATCAGAATAAATACCTAAGCCCAGTAGCAGCAAAGCATATAGAGACGATGCAGCGGTCAAACGAGCAGCTTGTTAAAATTATTTCTATTCAAAAGAAAGATCAAGTGGCATCGTTTGAACTGTCCGATGAAGACAAAGACAGCATATTCAATTTGATTCAGGGTGAACCTGCAGATGTCTAACGAACTTTTACCGTTTGAGGCACTTACGATCCGCGGAGGCATTATCGAAACGGTCGCCGCGGCAACCAGAAAGGGCGCCATAAAAAGTGACGTTTACGAGGGCAAGGATCAGTTTATCGCAGTTATCTTAAGCGAACTCACACCAACCGGATTCACTGACAAAGAAGTGGCTGGAACGTCCGGCACAACTGCCCCGGATAGTATTGCCGGCGACAAAGGTGCCATTTACGGATTTAAGGTGAGAATCATATCGGCAGACTCGCCTCACGCTTTTTTGCCCGAACCGTGCCAGGACAGTAAAAATGAGCAGATAAACTCGATGATCAAAAATATGCATACAACAGCGCTCAGTCGCGAGTCAAACTATGCGCCGGGCCAAGAAGTTTACGTGCAGTTGGAGAAAGTAGATTTTTCGTACAACTTAGATAGTTGTTGGATTATCGGCCCATCCAACTCTGGTACCTTGTCAAAACAAGGGACTAACCTAGACTGTCTGACCTCTAAGGATGCCTTTGGCAATAAGAGAATTACTGAATACAATATAGAACTCTCAAAAGAAGGCAAAGTGGGCGGCCCATCCACAGCCGCAGATATAAACGCAGCTTATCCAGCCGCCGCAGCAGTCCCTGGCTTGGCAGAAAAAATCGTGCAAGTAGCAAACAGCGTAGGTATTCCAGATCCTGGCTGGTTAGCTAACTTGATTAACTTTGAGAGCGGATTCGACGAGACCAAACAAAACGAGCGCGGCAGTGATTGTTGGGGACTTATTCAATTTTGCCGTACCTCCGGCGCCAAAGAAGTTGGAGCTATTTGGAAGGCCGGCGAGAGACCGCCTGACGATTTTTTGAATAACGGCCCAGTCGCACAGATGGATTATGTGGAGAAATATCTTCTCGGAGCTAAAGGAGAATATAAGACGATACAAGATGTATATGCAAGAGTGTTTTTCCCAATTTCTATGAAACATGGAGATGACTTTAGCATTTACGAATGGTACGTGGAAAACAAGGGTCAAGCCGCGGCCGATAGATACCTACGTCAAAATCCCGGGATTGTCTACAAGGGCGATTACATAGGTAAAGCAAACGGCAAGGCAAAACTTCCCACAAGGTTGTCTTCATAAATAACCTAAAGCACGACTGAGCACACGGAATAAACAGGAAAGTAGATGAAAAAAATATATGATAATAAGCGCAACCGCAAAGACGGTGGTCTTGGTGATGCAACAACACAAGAAAAGGCTGACGCTGGATTAGGATATACTTATTCTAGCAATGGGCTATTTCATACAGCAATACCTCTGCGGACGTTATCCTACAAATCAGCCCCCAACGAACAGGTTATCAACCAAGCCGGTTCATACATTGTTTTAGGAACAGACCGTCCTGATAGTGCAGCATCTGGTTATGGCGCCATTGGTTCCAACATTGCAAACTCTATTGACTTGGTTGTCGGAAGAATGTCAAGCGCGAATGGTGGCGACGGCCCTCCCGGCCAAGGAGAGGGTACCGCACAGACTGACAACTCATTTTTTGCTGACGCCGCAAGAATACATATAAGCCAACTGACCGATATTGATAAAAACTTTGGGCTCGCTAGCGGATTTGCAGATCCCAATCGCGGCCGATCGGGCATCGGCTTAAAAGCAGATGCAATTAGAGTCATTGGCCGAGAGGGTGTCAAAATAATAACAGGAGAGGCTGATAGCGTCGAGGGCTACGCATTATCCGGAGAGACAAACTCTTTAGGCGGCAAGATTGTCAAGCAGGCCCCACAGATTGATTTAGTGGCTGGCAATATCAACAGCAGCTATATTACATTTGGCGGGATCCTCCACCCACTTGAAAACATCAATAACTTACAGCCAGCCGTCCGCGGAGAACTCGCTCGTGATGCTTTTATTGAACTCAGTGACATTCTTGGCGATCTATGGTCATCATTGTATGTCACGTCATTAGTACAAGTAATATTCAATGCTATTTTAGGCATCTCTTTTATGGAGCCATGGCGCGCCGGCGCCTCGTCTGCAATAGTCTCAGCGCAGTTGAACTGGGTTATGAATACGATGTATCATGTTAGAATCAACAAAGACAACTGGGAGTTTAATTACTGCAATCCCGGCGGTTATAAGTATATCTGTAGCAGAAACGTTAACATAACGTAAAGGAAATAGTGGTATGGCTAAAAGTCGTGTAGATAAAACAATGGTTCCGATACCGGAAAGAATGCCCAAAGATGGCACCTCTCCGTATCTAAAATTTCAAGATAAGAACGGAGATGGCTTACCGGATGTCTGTGACGTTTCGGTATCTCCTGGAAAAGTATGCTTGGACTGTGTCCCCAACCCGTACGCGATCAACAGTAACTGGCGTGACCGCAGCCAGACGGATCCTATACTAAACGAGAAGAATTGTAAATACCAAATCACCTTTGTGACACCAGAAACCACAACTGGATACACAGAAGGTATGACTGACGAGGAAGCTGACGAGGCTCTGAAAGAAAAGTTCGAGAAGTACGGCCGCGATGCGATTCAAATGATGCTAGAAGAGTTTCAAAAAGATGATTCTTTTGCAACTGTAGAGAACGTGCTCAAGGTAACAGAGTTTACTGACTTTCATTTAGAACCACGGCAAGGTTCACGATTGAAGCTTCTCTATTCAGTGGACTTCTCAACAGTGTTTGGGCTCCCCGAGATACAACTTGATGACGGCGAGCCAGAAGAAGTAGAAAAAGACGATATAAAGGTCAAGTTTACTACGGCCGAAATGACGCCCATGAATATCAGAGTCAGAAAGGGACTCAATTTATACAACAGATATTTGAAAGTGTTTACGGGAACGCAAGGCGGCCATCTAAAGTTTAAAAAAGACGACAGGTATTTTGACCTTTCGGATTACGGAGATGATGGTCTTTTTGGGACATCAGCGCTTGGAACACTGTACAGCGACTTAGACTCATGGCTTAGCAGCCGCGGCTTCACGATGTCAGTAAGTTTTTGGGACCTGTTCAGTTCAGACGAGCTTATGACTAAGCTGGTAATGGTCTTTGATGGCAATTACAACATTAAAAAAATGCAAGTATATACTGAGGGCTGCGGTGATCGGCCGGCTGCTACATATAAAAAGAATCGATTAAGATCTTTACGCCGGCGAGGTAGCTGGAAAGACAAGACCGCAGTGGCATATTTCGCAAGAATGCAAGAAATGGACAGAGGCTTCAAGGCCCGACGCCCCAAGCCATGGATTGAGTTTCTCGAAGAGTTTACTTACCCTGAAATATATGCGTGGCAGCCTGAAGGCGATATAGGAGAACCTACAACATCAGCTTGTATCCAGAACAATCTTGAGAATGAGTTTAAAGACTTGGGTCAGGATATCTTTGACGAAGTTTTCTCTATTGGAGATGCTGTTGCAAAGGCCTTCCATGATAATCTGTGTCGCCTGGATCCAGACGAAGTAAAGAGAGATCTTGGAGAAATGGGCCTAAACCAGGGCGCCCCAGGCCTCTCGAATCCTCATAATATGCAAAGTAATGCGCGCATGCAGGCCTATTACAGGATTGACGAAAAAGATCCAATTTTTGTAAACATGTGCAAGAGAGCCATAATGTATAAGGGCTTCGGCGGAATGGGTATGGGCTCTCTAGATCAATTATACAAACATGGCCTCGGTCCTCTTAAATATTGTGGTCTGTATGATCTTATGTTCGAAGCGATTGAGTGCTTATTTAAAGGATTGACTTTGGCTGAAGCACTCGGCCGAATAATATTAACTGCTCTCAAGGCAATGGGAGTTCGAGATTTTGGAGTACTGTTTGTTGGCTTACCTCCTGAAAAACGCGCTGAACTCGATGCACTTGTCAAAAAGAATTTAAAATCTGGAAAAACGTTTGAAGCACTCGATGATAAATCGCCACGCGCTGAAGATGCACCATTTTTTGGTGAAGTGAACTTTGTAAAACCGTGGGAAGACGAAGCATTTGTTGAGCACCAAGAAAAAACGAGTAGGCCCGACGCATTCGGTGCCCAGGTGCCTTCCAAGAATAAAGATATTAGCAATTACGACCCCACTGTACAGCGCCGCACTCTGGGCCAGCAACTAGCCGGCCCGTCTGCACAACAGAAGTCACAGCTAGATTCCCAGAAAGTGTTTGATGCATACATCCTCGCGCTAATCGAAGTGTATGAGGATAACTACCTAGCACTCCTCGACCATATGAGCGGCTTCCCGGGAGCGCAGTTGATTGCCGCTGTCATCGCACTGCTTGATTGTCCGCAGCCACCTTTATTTAATCCAGGTATTATGGACTTTGTCAAGAGTTTAGGCATGCCCTTCTGCAGAAATCAAGTTGATATTACTTCGATTAGAATGGAGAATCCATTTAGAATGTGGCCAAAGCTAGCTGATATTCTTGGGCTTCTTTTCTTCTTGCTAAAACAGGCTTTCTGGGCTCTTCTGGCAAAAATTCTTCTAGCAATTCTTGGCAAGATTTGTGAGATTATTGGTAACGCAATTTGCAAGGCTCTGGAAACCGTAGGGGAAGTTGTAGCTGCGCTGCCCAGCGCTATCGCCGGCCGCACAAACTTGTTTGATGTCATTAGGGACACGATCTGTGGCCCCACTGTTAGCAACGAACAAGTGGAGAACACAGTTGTTGAGATCGTGAACCAACTGGGTGTTGGTGGTGCTGCGCTAGCAGACCGCGATAGGGCGATTAGCTTCTTTGCAGATTCAATGAACGCTATGACCAGACAGGAGGCGTTTGAAGCTATGCTCGATGGCCCATCCGCCATGGCGCTGGATATCATAGATGGCATTGTGGAGCACGATTACCCAGAGTATCGCGAAGCTCTGCCAAACAAGTCATCGATATCTAAGTTTTACAAAAACGTAGGCCTATTGATGCCGGCAGAGTCAAGAAACGAGCTAAGGGATATATTGGAAGCCTTCCCAGAAGAACTAAATGCGCCAGTTAATCCTTCAATGTGTTCGACGCCAGAAGAGTTAGAATTATTCAATGAGAAGCGTTGTTCGTTATTGGAAGGACGCATGTCTCCGGCACAGTGTGAGGCACTCAACATGAGCGCCAAAGCGCAATTGTTAGAAGACCTAGACGATATTGGAAAGGTCATACATGAGGGGATACCAAACATAGTAGAAGCCAACATGCCACCGTTCTTTTCTGATCCCGGCTGTGACAATGGCCTGATGCCGATTGAGCCAGAGCCTGCAAAAATAGTTGCAACGACTGCCCTTAAGGGAGAGATGGATAAAATCAAGCTTGCATATACTGAAGATATGCTTGGTGAAGGTGCATTCTTTTATCAACAAAAGAACTGGGGCCTCCTTAACATGGTACTCTCGGATACTTACGGAAATCCTTGGACTGTTCACCAAGACAAGGTCGCGTCCGGCGCACGCTGGGTCGACTACTACGGAGAATTCTCTGAAAACGAGTTGACACCAGCGCCATCGGTCCCCGCTAATCCGTTTATGTTACCAGTATGGATGGTGCAACTCATAGTATGGATTACAATACTACCGCTAGAAGTAGTAATCAACTTTATGATTGGACTGTTTGCCGGTGAAGCCCGCGGCGCATATCCGCAATATGTTGCTGGCTGGCTCCGCGGACAGTTTTTGCCCGAAACCACACCATATCAAACCCAAGGAACTTCCACAAGTGTGTCCAAACCAAACGGCACCTACATCGCAGATTTGCGGGGCCCCATGGGAGAAATTGGGTTTAACAGCACAAACGACAAAAGAAAGACAAAGCGGTGGAGCAAATCTTTCAGTGATTTAGGATTTGTTGGATTTCTGTGGGATACAGATGTTGAATTGGTGGACATGCCAAACCATGGCTATAATGCTGCCCACAGAGTGGACTTCGAAAATGACAGAGTAGTAATTACTCGTAAAGCCAGAAAAGATACAGCAGATGTCACTCTTAAATTTAAAGATAACGCTAAGGGCTACCGCGCTCGCGGCAGGTCTGACGAGGACTGGGCCTACGGCTTCAACCTCCGCGCATACTACTCAGATTTAATCAAGAAAGACGGCGCGTATGTAAACCGTCCGGACGATAATACCAGAGTGTCAGTCATTTCCATGGTTAATATGGCTGCAGAAACAGCCGCTTCGGCACTTGAGTTGGTTCCAGAAGAGGATCGCCCGGGGATGTTTGAAGATGAGCCCGCCATAATTAAAGATAGAAGATATGAGTTTCTTTCTGTAGACAACGGCCTTGACAACATAGACCTTATAAACTTTCCCGAGTTAGCAAAAACATTTGAGGGATACAAAAGTTATTCACCACCCGTTGCCGCTTTGCATGATTTAACCAATGGCGCCTTGTCAATTGATGCAGCAAGGGGTTTATATAACCAGGTTAATAAAGGCTTCTACAACACGTTTGCTGGAGAAATAGGAAACAATGACAAAGGTTGGCTCTTTGGCGCTGTTGCTGATCCGCTCACACGCTCAGACTTTGATTTAGGGGTCATATTGGACGCAGACTTGGCACGCGATAACGATGACTACGGCGTAGGCGACTTTGTATCAGTGTATAAACTAAAAGTAAGAGATGACGACGGCGATCTTAACTTCGTCAGCAGCGAGGACGGAATTCTAGGAATCAGCAGAAATGAATATGATAATCTTGATAATCCTGAGAACACCAGAGTGTTCTATCTGGATCCTGGCAAGTATGGGGGAAGCTACATGTTCCCGCCTGTTTATACAAAGCCACTGCCTAACTCAGGCTGGACTGGCATGGTTGACCTGCTGTTCCCAGAAAGAAGCCCGTGTGACCCCAAGACTGACGGTATTGCTAACTTCTCGCAAATCAGTCAAATGATTGACACATACTATCCAAGAATCCCCGAAGACAAGAGGTTGCTGGGCGATGAAGACTGTATCTTAGAGGTACCCTTTAATCGAATTTTAACCCGTCCATCAAAGGCTGCAATCCGCGGACTGGTCATGGCCGGCATCAAGACTTTTGCCAGTACTGGATTTGTAAAATCGATAGCAACGTTTACAAAGTTTGCTCCTGACTTTGAGCACAACTACAGTAAGATATATGCAGGGTACATTGTGGAAGCTATGAAAGAGGCCATGATGTCAACAGGAGGCAATTTCCTCAATCCGTTTAACGATACAGAGTTCTGGTATGCCTATCTTGAACAGGCAGTGCAGATGTACTCAGATCGTCTAGACGATGAACTAGACGAAACCTTTACGGCCAGCAACTGTCCTCAATCGGTCCAAGAAGCATTAGAAAAAATTAATAATATGCAATCAGGCTATAAGTACCCATTTGACTTCGATGACTACAACAGCGAAGATTATGGCACCTTTGAATCCATGAAGAGCTTCAGAGAGAGTAAGAATCTAGAAGCAGTAAAGAAAGTTGAAAGCGAAGCCAAGATTGTAATGCAAGAGTTGGTGTTAGAACAGCTTAAACTTCTTTCAGAGGTATTTACCAAGAATTGCTCCAGAGCAGGTTTCGATCCAGCAATCACAAATATGAATTATTATTTCTTCAACAATTTTTGTAATGGTGGCGAAGGCCTACAGCTTCACGGCGAGTTCGTAGAGAAGCCTGCCGCGGGCTCCCTGCCATCTGAGGGAACCAATCTATATACGACCGGTGACATGTTGGCTCTTCCGAGCGGCATACCATATGTTGGAGAATATCATGTGCATAAAGATGTTGATGGTACCAGTATCTACATGGCCGGCGCTGAACATTCTGAATTAGAAGAGCATGACAGGCTCATTCCCTTTGCCAATGTCATGGAAGTGTTTACAAAACAGAAAATAGATGGAATGGTGTCTGAAAGTCTATTGGGAGACATTGGCTCAAGCATCGGCGAAAAAACTTTCTATCTGAAAAAATATGTAAGCGTTGCCGGCGCCTCCATGACGTCTGCAGCAGCAGAGGCGCAGATTCGCGGTAAAGGAAGCGGAAACTTATCGGATTATTACCCGGGCACACTAGAGCTTGTGCAGCCGCCTATACGCGGTAATGGTCGTGACCATGTGGGGACTGCCCCAGCGATTGGAATAACTGGTAATATTGGTGTCCAATATGTTTTAGAATTTGGTATTGCCGCCGGCGATTCTGTTGGTTCTCCAATCCCAATTGCAGAAGCAAGAATCGATGCCCTAGATCTGCCAGTGTCACAGTTTAAGGGGATTTCACCAAATAGCAAACTCTTACTCTGCTTGCTTAACAATCTTCAAGATGATACTAACTTCAGGCTCACGCTTGATTATATCTTCCCAATGAAGAAGGCGCTCTCAATGCTGGCGATTTATAACGACCTAGGGCTCTTGCCCTCTGTGGGCGAACTAACAGTCGAAAAGGGAGATATGACTTCATCTTCCGAAAAAGAAAAACCTGGCGGCAGAATAACTGGCGCGGCCCTTGAGACTGTGACTTCGGCTGACGGTACTGAACACCAGAAGCTATCACTTAACTCAGCCTGGACAGCCGGCTGGGCATCTGAAGATGATAGAAACGGGTTCCTTAGTAGCTTCGGCTATCTAGATTGGGATGAATGGGATAAGCAGCCGCTTAGAAACACCACAAGAACAATCAAAGATATCTTCAAGATCTATTATCGCGATCGTAAGTTTAATGTCCTAGAATCCTCGGGCCCCTCAATAGTGGATCAATTTACTGCCGGCATTGTAGAAAGATTTAGATTCAACCCAGCAATGAAGATTCTGCCTTGGTTCCAAAAATCTCAAGTCCGCGGAAATATATTTAACGCAGATGGCGCCGAGTGTTCCAAGAAAAATTCAAGTTGATTAAATAAGTTTAAGTGCTAAATACTTAATAAAGGAAAAACATGTCATCCCTCTCAGTTAAATTGCCGATTGCCAGAGATTCTGGTGATGGCTTTGAAATGATCAAAAGTTTTAGAACCCTAGTGAAACAAAACTTTAAAATGTTATTGTTAACGAATAAGGGTGAGCGTGTCATGGAACCAGATTTTGGCGTTGGGATGAACAAGTATCTGTTTGAGAATTTTAACCAAAGTACATTTTCTAAAATAGAAAGAGATATCTTTGAACAAACTAGTATTTATTTACCCTCAGTTAGCATACAAGAAATTAGTTTTGATGAGGTCGCGCAAAGCAACAATGCCTTAAATGTTAGAATCAGATACACAATACCAAATTTAAATATTAAAGATTTGTTAGAATTTACTATTTAAATTGAGGATTTTTTATGCCTAAAGACGAAAAAAAACTGCTCCCAATAGATTATACTCATCGCGAGTTTGAAACAATCCAACAAGATCTGTTAGAAATCGCAGAAAGATTCTATCCAGATTCGTTCCAGGATTTTAGCGAAGCTTCTTTCGGTGCTCTCATGATAGACGCAGTTTCTTATGTCGGTGATCAACTGTCATTTTATCTAGATTACAACGTTAATGAATCGTTTCTAGACACCGCCTATCAGTATAGCAATGTTGTGCGACACGGCCGTGTGCTAGGTTACAAAACACAAGGGCGCCCATCAACGTACGGCTCTGTAGCCATGTTCCTTCTTGTTCCAGCTTCAACTACAGGTATCGGCCCAGACACTGACTATATACCAGTTCTTAAACGAGGAACAACTTTCGGTTCAGGTGTCGGCCTAAGCTATGTCCTGACAGAGAATGTAGATTTTGCTAGCCCAGCAAACACGTTTGTAGCCGCCCGTGTGGACCCCACAACCGGCGCGCCTACCCATTACGCCATCAAGGCCTATGGGAACGTTGTATCGGGCCAGTTCGGCCAGGAACGGGTACCGGTGGGTGCCTTTGAAAGATTCAGAACAGTGTCCCTTGATGCACAGAACGTTTCAGAAATCATTTCTGTATTTGATACAGAAGGTAATGAGTATTTTGAAGTCGATTATCTAGTACAAGACACAGTGTTTAAAGAAGTCACCAACTCTAATTTTAAAAACGACAATGTTCCATCAATCATAAAACCGACCCTGGTCTCAAGAAAGTTTGTAACGCAGTTTAGTCGAAACGAAATCACGCTACAGTTTGGCAGTGGAAAAATGAGCAATTCTGATGTGGTAGCAAATCCGCAGAATGTTGCAGTTGACGTTTTTGGAAAAACTTATACAACAACCGTAACCTTTGATCCGAGTCGCTTGTCAGAAAATGAAAGCTTCGGCATTGTCCCAACCAACACCACCTTGATAATTACTTATCGAACCACAAACGGAACAAACTCTAATGTTGCAGTCGGATCTTTGAACTCAGTCAACTCCGCCGTACTGGAATTTGAAAACAGACAAAACTTATCAGGTGACAAAGTTGCTGCCGTTCGCGCCTCAATAGAGGTTTCTAATGAGGAACCAATCGTAGGAAATGTTAGTTATCCATCGACAACAGAGATAAAGCAAAGAGTGTACGACACCTTTCCTACTCAAAACCGTGCAGTCACACAGACTGATTATGAAAATATAGCTTACCGCATGCATCCAAAGTTTGGTTCTATCAAGAGAGTGTCAGTCCAGAAGGATCCAGA